ACTGTAAGCATCTTTTACCAGCCGCTCTATGTCGTCAGCGGCTAACTGGGTTTCAAAAACCTTTCTCAAAGTTTCGCTGTCTATATCGGCAGTGTCTTTTCCCATGCCAAAGATCTCATTGACCTCCTCTTCCTCTTTAATATATTCTCGCCAGTTTTCAAGTAGGAGCCTCATTTTTCTGACCATCTTCTCCAGCTTTCGCAAAGCCTTCCGTAAGAAATACTTTCATTGGTGGCCTCTTGGGTTTCTTCTTGTGCGTCATCATTGTATTTTTCTGGCCAATGCTGTTTGCCAGACTTGGCCATTTCTGCGGCATTGTTGAGAATGTGCTTTGCAAGAGCGTCGTGGAAGGTATCTAGATTTTTGTCGAGCCACGCCATATATTGGAGGGCCCTCAAATCATCCAAGGGTACTCTCACAATTCTGAGTTGCGAGGTGACTGTTCCTCCCTCATCCAAATCGACGTCGTAGGTTTCCCAATTTGCCTTAACCGGATCGCGGGTCTCGCCATATAGGACCACCTCATTCACAAACATCTCCCCCTGCTTCTCGGACTCCTTGCCGGAATCATACGCTAGTGGCCATGTTTCGCTCCATGCGCTCTTCAGGGCATTCCAGTGGTCATCCCTCAATTGGCGCAATTGGTTTTGAATCCAGGCCTTTCTATCTGTGTCATCTGCAATGTTCCGTGATGCACCACGGGGGGTCGGGGTTTTCATCTCATCGATGCCGAGGGCCCGGGCGATAGGTATCTGCATTTCAGAGGGAGCCTTTTGTTCGAAATCAAGCTTGCCCCTATCGAAAGACATCTCAAAATTTTTCATTTTTGCTTTTTTAAGTTTCTGGAAAATTTCTTTCTTTTGATCATATTCTTCGGAAGTAGTAATTCCCTGTTCTCTCATTTCTTCGAGTGCTTCTTCTAAAATAGTATCATACGCCTGGTCGATCTCTGACATTCTATTCAAAAAAGATTTAAAGCCCTCCAATCCCTCGACCTCATCATAATCCGGACGGAAACTCATCCTTATAGAGCCCTCACCATAGGTGTCGGCTTCTATTTCATCTGGGTATACATAGTTATTGTCGGCGGCTTCCCTAAAGATACTCACGATCTCATCCTCGCGGTCGTCGAAATCTGTTTCTTCTCCGTCGTCGTCCTTAGCATATTGGAGGTCATCCGGGAGATCCCAGTAGGTACCACCATCCCAATAGTATTTCCCCTCGTCATAACTGTCAAAACTGACATGAACATTTGAAAATTCGTAGCCATCGTGCATCTCTTGAAAATCCTCATGCCGTGGGCCGGCTGGATTCTCTTCGTTGTGATAAGAAGCTGAGGCGAATAGTTCGTTTTTGGCGTTGGTGAAGACTATCGTCATTGCCTCTTCTAGGGCGTCCAGATTCGGCGTAGTGATATCTTCTTCCTCAATTTCAGAATCGTAGTCTTGCGCGGTCATCATCTCTTGCGCGAGCTTCTTGATATTTTCTGTAAAACTGATGTCCTGCGGAGCAGCATGGAATTCTTCCCACTCTTCGTACACCTTTTCGTAATCCGCAAAATGGGCACCAATAAGATTTTTTATGACGTGGGCGTAAAAGTCATCCTCGCCGATTGAGTCGTCGGCCGCATCGTAAATCTCCTCTGGGTCGATATCGCCGTAATTATCTTTATCGTAGACTAAGGCAATTTTGCGGCCGTCGTCATCTTCGTCGAGGTTTTTCATCATGATCATGTAGAAGCTTTTACCGTCGCCAGTATATTGATCGAAATAGTTTTGGCTCTGGGTTGCCGAGATGCACCACCTTGTTCCCTGACCATAGTAACAGGAGGCTTCAGCGGTGTCTGGTCTTATCATCCAAAAATCATCATTTTCAAATAGGTTTGTCGAGCCTTCTTTGGCAATTTCGCGCTTTTTTCTTCTTTTTTGCTTCTGAGAGAGGCCCAGTTGTTTAACGGCAGATAAGACATCGTCTACCGTCTTATATGCATTGAGATCCCGGTTCTTTAGCCTCTGATGGCTTGTGTGAAACTTATCTACTGCATCACCTACGACCCTGTAGGCCGAATAAATCTCTCGTTCGTCTTCTGGGGTGCGGACATCCGCTCCAGAGTCAGCGTGCTTCTTTCGCCATGGTTCTGTTATCTGCGCAAACTGCTTTACTGCCCACATCAAATATTTATTATTTCCAGAAGGATCCCGCTCGGACAGACGATCTATCCAAAGAGGATCGACTTGAGAATATTTCTTTTTTGTGTCTTCGAGTCTCCCCTCGGCGAGGAGCTGTTCTTCGTTTAGGGTTGCCCATCGGCGCATGCCTTCAAAAAATTGTTTCATTTTCTATTCTCCGGTAATTTTGATTCTAAAAATTTAATTAGGGATCTCACATCGGATCCTAGAGGCGGGCAGATATCTGGGAAGATCGAGTGCAAAAACTGGCCGAAAGAAGCCAGAAATAAGGTTGAACCTATTTCAAAGGCATGTCGGAAGTGCTCGAAGTATCCCTCATTAACGTCTTTTAAGTGTCCCATCGTTCTATAATTAGTCTTTTTTATACAATAAATCCGTTATTTTAGAAGAATAAGACTGGGGATTGCAAGAAAATAATTTAATAACTTCTTCTGGTATTTCATGACGAAATTCAAATCTTTTGTCTTTTTTATAAAAGTTCTTGACATTTTTAAAGACCTGCCTTTCAACAGCTTCTATCTTGGGAGAATAATACCTGTAAATATTGGGATTATAGGCGTCCCGGCCATTGCGTGCACCCTTTATACCCGCGTCTTTCATCATCTGCGTGATTTTAAACTTTGCCATCGTATCGGAGTAATCGAAATCATTCACCTTATCCTGGTCCAGATATGATATCGCCACAAGATCCTTTCTAACTCTTCCTGACGTTTGATTTCCGAATCTATCTGATGGGTAGAAAATAACTTTTTGAATGAAATTATCTTCGGTGTCCAGCGAATCATGATTATGCTCCATACCAGAGCGAACATGAAACCAATCAAAAATCCTAGATTTTCCAACTTCCTGTCTCCTTACGGGCGGTAATCCTCGAACACCCCTGTCATCAAAAATAACTAGCTTATTAAATTCAAACCTGCCTAATCTAGAGTTGCTGGTAACTGCCTTGAGTTTATTATCTTGTATACTAATAGCCTCTGTCTTGTCTGACATTGGTAGTTGGCCACCCAAAGATAGCGCGGCTATGAGCCTTTGCCAAATTATTTCTTTATTTGACCCTTCGAGTCCGAGGAACGAGAAGTCAAAACTTCCCTCAAGTACGTCAAACTGAAAAGGAATGGCGGGCTCCACAAAAACACAAGGAAGAGCGCTATAATAAGAGTATAGAAGAGCATTCAGGCCAGAGCCGATAACGATTGTTTCATAGAAATACTCATGTTTGTCGAGTTTTGGCACGCTCTCTCATTTTTTCTCTAATGGTCTTTTTTGGGCTTGGGGTTTCAAGTAAAACCTCCTTATTGCCCATCGTCTCCTTGATGAGGCCCTTCAACATATTGATGAACTGTTCGTTTGTCATTTTATTACTCCTTAAGAATCCCCACAATGTGATTTTCTAATACTAAATAGACGCCACCTTCGCCAAAATCTACTTCTTCGATCATATGAGACAGAACAACAACCTGTTGGCCCGGGCCAATGGGGGGTTTAACATCCGGAGAAATAGAAATAATTCTTACTTTTTCATATTTCTCCACCTTTTGATAATCATCAGGCAGGGCAATAAAACTATTACTCTCGCGTGGTGTTCTCTCGATCAATAAATATCTATTTCGTGGCTCAAATTTCATATTTCCTCCAATTATTTACTTCCCCGCAGGGCCTCTAGGTATTCTGTTGGCATCTCACAGGCTCCGCCGGCACAGGCGGATTCTGATTCAAATTTTACATTGTTCTCTTCTTCGCACATCGATGTCCAATCGACATCTTGATATTCTTGGGCTAATTTTTCCCACAATTTTAAGTTATAAACATCTTTTAGGCAGTAGGTCATATTCCGGGTGTTACCACCAAAGTGACTATCTGCGAACTTAATTGCGGCTTTAGCCCACTCTTGTTTAACTGGGGATGCCTCGTGTAGTGGCTCGCCAACTCCCAAGAGGCAGTCGCATGCGGCCCACAAATCTCCAGCGAAAGAGGTGAGTGCCCGCTCGATGACGCCAGAAGCAAAAAAAGAACCGGGACCATACTCTCGAAGGATATCATTTGGATAAGGGACAGCACAGAAAGGGGCCTGGGGATAATCTTTGTCTCCGGAGTTTGGGATTAGGGAAATTCCAGCAAAATACTTTCTATTCTTATAAATGTAGTCGGCGATTTCGTCCCATTCGTTCTCTCGAATATGAATGGTATTGGAAACATTGTGACTTAGCCATGGCTTGGCACACAAATCTTTGTTGGTTCCGTATCGGACCCAGTTCTGTTGTGTTAATTTGACACTTTCCAGTAGTCTCGATGCATCAATTTGATTTTTTGTCTTGGCGCCCACGGGGACTTCACAAAGAAATGTAATGACTTCTGTTACACCATTTGGATCCCAGACGGATTTTTCCACGGCGCGATGGTTAAACTTTTTAAAGTGCTGGACTGGATTCTCTTGCACATTTGCCTGGACTCGGCGGAAATATCTTTTAGCATGGTGAGGATGAATCCCCGAAGCAGTACCAAGAATACAGCTCGTTGATCCCGCCGGTTTTACACAGGTTGTTCTGGCGGCTTGATTAATGCCGATAACATTTGCTACATATTTATTTGTCTCTTTGACGACTTTTGCGCCGTCGCGTTGAACTTGTGCGTCAAAAAGAGTTTCCGGGTTATCCATCATGCCAGTAATTGACACGCCTAAAAGGGATTCGCGTCGTGTAATTCTCTCTGTCACTTCTCCCAAATAAGGGAAGCTAGTATATGCCGACTGGAGCGTGCCAATAATAGCAGCGGCGCGGCAGGCGTTGTGAAAATTCTCTGGAGTGTTTGCCTTCTTGCCATTGATTTCTGTCAGATTGCAGAACTGCCAACCAGATTCGCCGGTTTCAATGTCTACGGGGTATAGTCCAATCTCCACACACGGATTGAACCCCATCTCCGTATTGTCCGCCCAGACAAACCCGGGCTCCCCATATTCGCGGACCCATTCCATTAGTTGGTTGAAGGTCTCTTTGGTAGTTTCATCTCTTACGAGCAGGGCGCTGTTGTTTGAGCGGCCTCGCTGGGGATTTTCAACGAACCAATTGCCAGTTTTTGCTGTGGCCATCTCTTGGTCATCCGGGGAGAATAGGGCAATTGTGGCAGAGCGACGAACTCCGCCAGATATCACAGCATCAGCGGCATGCATGATAATATCATAAATATTGATGGGACTTAGGCGGGCTCGGTTTTCGTAACCTAGGCTGGCTTCGAATACTTCTCGGATTTTTTCCAAAGAGCGCTCAAGGCCGGCTGGGCCCGGTGCTTTTGCGCCAGAACTCAAGGGTGAGCCTGCGGGTCTAATCTGAGAATAATCAAATTCAACGTTGAGGCCGACATACTCATCAAACTCAGGGCCTCCTCCGAAATAACTATTCACTAGAACGCCTACTGCGTCGGCCCATCCCTCAATTGTATCCGGAACGACAAAAATTTTAGGAGGAGAAATCCTGCTTGGGCGTGCAGCTAACGGGAGTTGATCTATATGGTGTTTTTGAACAGAAAATCCGATGCCACAGCCACACAAAAGAAGATACATTAGCTCCTGAAAGGACCTAGTGCGGTTGATGTGACCGAAACCACAGTTATATACGCGTGCATTATGTTTAAAGATTGGTGTTCCACCGAACTGAAGAATTCTTTGAGATCCCAAGACCTCCTTCTTTTGAACTGCCGATTCTGCCTCCTCTATCAGATAGAGGGCCTCTTTATTATCTTTAAACTTCTCCCTATGCATATCAAAAACCCGCGTTACTTGTTCTTTCCACGTCTCGCGTCTTTGGCTTTCTGGCAAATATTTTGCATATTTTGCAATTCTTGTATATTCTTGTAGTGTGTTAATTGACATCTATTTTCCCCCATCCTTCTTAGTTTTCTTATATAATTTAATTAATTTCTTCTCTTGTCTCTTCTTGGCTTCCTTCTTGACTTCCCCGATAGTTTCACCAGTTGAGGACTGAACATTTATTGTTACATTCGAAGTGTCCATATGAATTGGATAAATTAGTCCATCGGGACCATTCCTATTCTTAGCAACAAAAATACGTCCAGTGTTAGCCAATTTGTCTTCCGCCGTTCTGGATATTGAAAAAATAAAATCTGCAACAAAACATTTGTTAAAAGCCTCCGATATTGATTCCATTGTAATAACTTCGGCATTCAATCCAGAACGATTTGTTTGAGAAGCAGTCCAGACACAACAACTGTATGTCTGAGCAATTGCTCGAAGCTGTTCATAAATAGTCTCCAGTTCGTGCCTTTTCTCTCTTAATGTTGAAATTGGTCGTAATAAATCTCCATAGTCAACAAGAACCATGTCGGGCTTAAACCCCCGAGTCATTAATTTCTCTATATGGTTTTTCAGTGTCTGACAACTAGCTGACTTTGTGGGATATTCTTTTACGATTAGTTGGCCCTCAATCATCTGAACCTTTTCGTAAATTTCTTCTTTGAAGTCCTTCAAATCGTTAAGGGGAACGTTGGTTATACAACTATCGAAACGAGAACCAACGACCGTTTCTGATAATTCCAGCGTATAATATACTACGTTCTTTCCCGCCTTTAATGCTTGGGCGCCAATGTGAACAAGAGCCATACTCTTTCCGGCGCCAGTGGGAGCAATAACTACCCCCAACTCCCCTTGGCCTAGGCCCTGATGAGTGATCGCGTCCAGCTCTTCCCAGCCGGTACCAATGGGGTTTCTGGCCTTGAATAAAAAGCGTTGTTCAAAGTCCTTCACATAGTCATGGCCAAAATTAGAGTCCGATCCGAGCTTCAGCGCTTCATTAATAACTTGCGAAATCTCATCAAAAGAAGAATTTTTTAATAACTTCACCGACTTGAGCATCGCCTCTTTCAATTTCTGCTTTCTGCAAAAGTCAAGAGATGTCTCAATAATATACTCGGAATCTTCGATTCTCGTCTTAGAGATTCTAGCGAAAAAGTGCCTAAGCTGTTGCTGGACCGATTCATTTTCCGTGCCGATCTCTGTCCGCAAAATAGAGGTCATAATCTTTTCTGTCGGATGGACAGAATACTTTTCCCGATATTTCTTGACCAGTTGAACAAATGTCTGAAGGTATTTAAGCTCCAGAAAATTAATATTCAAAACCTCAAACATCTGATCTGCGAATGGTCGGTCGACCAAGATCAGGTGACATAAAGTTTCCTGAAAGTCTTTGCCATATTGGCTAAAGTCTTCCTTTGACATCGAGCCCCCTTATCTATCTTAATATAACATGAGATTCTGAACCTGTCAAGCTTTACTTGAAATTCTTTTGAATGTTGAAAATAGGTCGGACGTATTCCAGTTTCCAAAGCCATCTTCAGCCATGCGCTTAATTACTTCTGTTTTGTTGAACCGAGGCTCGAAATTATCAAGAGCGTGCTTTACTCTGTTTTTCGCGTCTAGGGACATTGATGGGGAATATAATTGCATAATTTTATAATTTTCCGCGATTATCTTCTCTGCATCACATATCGAGGAAAAAGCCTTTAAGCCCGTATTGTCGTTCTCACAAAACTCGATAAGATCATCAATGGTTACAGGTTTTTCTTCTGCGAAAAATGGCATTCTTTTTGAGATTGTTCCCAGACCCACACCCTTGACTCCCGGTAGGTTATCGGACTTATCGCCGGCCATTGCACGCGCCAGTGCAAAATTTGTGGGGTGAATCTTAAATTCCTCTAGGATCCTAGGCTTATTAACAAACTTTTTTTGAATTGGGCGATAAAGCACGGTCTCTTCGTCGCATAGCTGGAAGAAATCTTTATCACTTGAAATGATAATTTTTTGCCAGCCCTTATAATTAGGGGATTGAGTGATATATGAGATAACATCATCTGCTTCAACCCTTTCTGCCATCAATTGAATGACTGGCATATGATTTAGCATTTCCATAAGCCTGAATTGCTGCCACACCTTGTTTTGCATCTCTTCGTCTTTTGTTAGGACTCGGACGTCGCGATTGAGGCGAATCGGCTTTCGGCCCTCCTTATAATTTGGGTTAACCTCTTTTCTTTTTTGAGATCCGCCGGCGCCGTCCCAAGCAATAATAATCTCATCTGGCTTCATCTCTCTACAGAGCTTTTGTAGAATCCCGAGGAACCCCTTGTAGCCTCCGATTGGCTGGCCGTTCTTAGATAGGCTTGGGTTAACAATGTACGCTCGGAAATACGCATTGAGCGCGTCAATAATCATTACTCTTTTCATCATATTTTTATTATATCCTAAGTTGGAGAGATTGTCAAGAGAAAATCCACATATTTAGACATTATTATGTCTCCAGCCTCTTCGTCGGGCGAATTCATCCATGCCCACATCCAAGTTTTTTTGAGATTTTCAATTTTTTGTCTATGAATAGAGATTTCATCCTCGAACATCGCTATCTGAATTTCAGAAATTTCTGGCAATTCTACGCCCACCTCGTTGGCTATCTTATGCAGAGACAGGATTTTATCCTCGTCTGCTGCCTCGGTAGCTTCCATGAATTTCTCCTCCTTCTTTTCTTTTTCAGGAAGAGGAAGGTCGATGAGTTTATCCGGGTGGGTTACTGTTGCTATCTTCTTGAATAGATCTCTAGTCTCTTTTCTGGTTGACTTTTTCTTCTTGGGTGCGGCCTGTTTTGGCTTTTTTACCGGGGGGCGCAGTTTATCTATTGCGCCTAGCTCTCTAGCCTTGTTGTCAAACTCCTTGGAGAACTCATCCATTTTTCTATCGAGGAGAGTCTTGTGATATTTTAAGTCATCTTCAAGAAATTTAAGCTCCGAGAGGAGCTTATCATATTTCATTTTCAAAAGATCATTGGCCATACTACCAAGTAGTTTCTCGGTCGGCGAATGGCAGCCTAGTCTTCTGTTTCATAAAAATCTTCTGCTTTACCTTGGCGATTATCAAACTTGTAAATTACTTCTTCATCGATGATCTGATAAACTCTTTGTCGGAACTTATCATCCTGCATCTTTTCAACCCACTTGGTTGCTTGGAACTTTTCGGTTGATCCATCCTCAAATACCATCGTATACCAAGCGCCGGATTGTAAAATATTATCAGAACCCTTCACGGCATCGAAGAGAGACTCGTCATCTTGAATGACAACCTCATCGCCGCCCCACAAAATTCGGAAATTACATCGTCTGCCGGCAGTACCGAAGCGAGACTTCTCTAGCTTTACCTTGACTTCGGAGCCAATTCTAAATCCGTTCTTATCCAGGACAAAGCTGGCTTTTGCCTTGCGGCCTGTGAGCCATATTCGAAGAGAATAGGCATAGCTCATGGCCTTTCCGCCAGGAGTAACATAGGGAGTCGTCATGGCCTCCGATGCAATTCTGGTGATATTTGTTTTTAACTGATTCAACACTAGCAGGGTGGCGCCTGCATTTGCGATTTGAATTGTGAGTTTTGACATTGCTCGGGCAAGGATTCTGGCCTTCATTGCCATCTGTGACATGGGGTCGAAACTACCCTCCACTTCGCTTTCGCAGGGAGTCAAAGCCAAAGAGTCCCAGATAAACAACATCTGACTGCCAGAGCCCAAAAGCTCTTCAATTGTTTCTAAAACAAATTCTACCGAAGAGGCTTGGATATATAAAAGCCTATCTAGATCGCAGCCCGCGTTCGATAAAAAAGATGGATCGATGGCCGACTCTGAATCAAAATAAACGACATCAATCCCCATCTTTTGGGCGTTTGCTGCGATTTGCGCGGCCATATAGGATTTTCCTGTTGCCTCTAAGCCGGCTATCTCGACCACTTTGCTAACAGGAATTCCTGCTAGTTTTCCTCGACAGACGATTGAATCAAGCCAGCGAGAACCAGTGGGGATCCACTGTGTTACTTCTGTCGGATTCTCTTTTTTGAGGTCAAAAGCCACATTCATACCGGCTTTTTTATTGACAAGCTTCCTCATTTCTTCCATAGATAGGGCGCCCGTTGTTTTTGACTTTCTTGGCATTTATTGTTTACTCCTTACATATTCTCGCAGGCGACGATGGCGGTCTCGGCGCTCTTTGGCTTCCTCGTGCTTTTTCTGTTGCTTTGCAACCTTCGCCGCCTTTGCTTTCAATTTTCTTTTTGCACTCTTGCGCGCGATGCGAGCTTGGCGGCGTTGTAGCCCTTCTTTTGACACAATTTTCTCCAAAGGTGAAAGCGGGCGGCCCGAAGGCCGCACCGCTATAGGGGGGATTTATCAGCTTCCAATTAATTCGTTAAAAGCACTAACTACGTCTGGTACCGCGTTATTTGTGGTTGTGGCGCCACTATCCACATAAACCTCGGAATCATCTCCTTCCAAAGAGGAGATAAACCCATCCAACGCAGCCTGGACCTCTTCCTGTGTCTTTTTCGGAAACAGGCCGTCGATATTTGGAATATTGCTCATCAAGCGCGAACACTCTTCATCGCCACCGATGGCGTCATCGCAAAGCGGTGAAGTACGTCGGCGAGGAGTTAGCGTGGTCTTGGGAAAATTCGCTCCCGGTGGCTTTCCATAAGTGAGGGTCAGGTCGGTTCCGTCATCGACATCTGTAATATCTCCGTACTCTGGATTGAGCACCAAATTAAGCAAAGACTCATAAGCAGTTTTACCATAGCCCCAAATTCGAATACCTTGGTCTTCTTCTGTTCGAACCATGACAGGTGAAAAGAAGCGCTGTCGGGGACTAAGGTCCTTGGCAAGCTTCATTGTGTCAGGATCTTGTGTTTTGTTGAATTCTTTCCAGAGCTGGTCCTTAAAAGTACAGATTGGGCAACTTTCTCCATGATTCTTGTTTGGACAAAGAAGACCACCCCTTTGATCTGGGCCCAAGTTGTAGTGGAACCAATAATCCTTAAACGGGTCGCCATCTTCCGTTGGTACAATACGAATTACTTGAGTACCATCTTGCGGGCGCCAAAAAGACCCTCCCGCTTTTCCGTTGTTTTTTACACTGTCGAGCCGTGCTCGAATTTTTGCGATATCTAATGCCATGTTATTTTCTCCTTAATGAAATTGTGCCATTGGCTAAAGTAAAGACGACAAATCTCTCGTCTTTCTATTATATAATATAACATTTTTTTGAATGCTTGTCAAGCATTATTTTTTATTTTTCGAAGCTTTCAAGACTCTCAATATCAAAAATCTCGACCTCTCCAATAATCGTGTTTCTATTAAAAACGCGAAATCCTTGCTTATCTAAATCCCAAACAAGATTACTTCCTTCAGTAAGGCTTGTTTTTTTACCAGTACCCTTCGTTTGAGAGATGAAAAATCCTTCTGGAAGATCTTTGAGATTAACAAACCTCATCGTTCTTAAGCTTCCGTCTTTCTTTCTAAAAATTCCTAAATTTGCTTTCAACTTTCTTCCTGTGTTTGAATGTATGGTGTTCTCGCTATGACATATCCCAGATCATATTCATAATCTGTTGAATAAACTGCATATGTCACACTGAGGTCTTCCGATGTCTTTGATTTAATTTGTGACTTAAGGCGGCCGAATAAACTGCTATCTGTCTTTAACTTGTTCTCGTTTATACTATAAATATAACACTTATCTCGGACCTTGTCAAGAGAAAAAAACATTTTTTCTTCATTTTTTTCCGCGTCAAAGATTCCAATCGTGACAATGCGATGAGTTTCTTTTGATTTTTCTATCTTACCGATTACCGGACTTGTATTATTAAATACATTTATCATGTGAAACGTAGATGCGAAGACTTCATTTAGCTTGTCATAATATCCAATAATTGGGGCGCCCCCAAGGACAAAGTCCAGACGAGAATTCGAAATTAAATATATTTCATCAAAAACGGCAGAGCGCGTATATTCCTGAAGAACTCCAAATACAACTCTGTCTTGCATCTCCTGAATTTTGTTGAGGAGCTGGCATTCTGGCTTAATATAAATAATCGAAATTGGCAAGTTTTTGATTTTCTCAAGAATTCTTAAAGAAGCGCACGAGATCTTGCCAGAGCCTCCGACAATAAAAAAAGTTTTTCCCTTAATACCCTTAAAGAATGCCTTTAGTTTCGGAAAATCGTGCTTTTCATATTCCTCGGCAGAATCAAGTTCTGGGGCATTATAGCACCCCTCTCCCTCGATACCCACATCGATTTTAAATATTTTATATTGAGGGTATTGAGAAAGTGCGCCTGCCATGGCACAGCCAGCCTTACCTAAGCCAATAATATTCATAGTTATCCTCCAACCTTCTGTAAGTTTCCAAAATTTTGACCGACACCTACGTTAACCTTGAATTTTCCGAGTGCCGTATCGGAAAAGATATCTATAATTTCGGGTATTTTTTCCTTGTCTTCTACCGAAAGGTCCAATACAATAGAATCATGGATCGGGAAAGCAACATATGATTTACATCCTTTTAAATAATTAGATACTTTTATCATTTGTCTCAAAACATTTTCTGCACATGTACTCTGAATGATGTAGTTGAGGGCCGTTCTTTCTTCGGATGGAATAACCTTGTTCCAAAAGGTCGTCACTTGACCCTGAGTGAAGTACTTTTGTACCACAGATTCTCTATCATATGCGAGGGTGCACAGGCGGTCATCGCTTTCTGGATTGTAAAGCCAAGCAAAAATTCTCTTTTTGGCCTCATCTCTCGTAATTGAGCCTTGGAAAATATTCTTTATATTCCACTCATGAAGATCGCCCTCGGGCTGCCTCTCTCCCTGTAAGGAGAGAAGCGTCCTTAACTCTGCCGCGTTAAAATCAAGTTCCACAAAATAATCGTTATGAGGTTCGATCACACAGCGAAACTCTTTCTTTAGGGTTAGGATGGGGAAGCTCTTTGGGGACGTAGTTAGACGCCCGGTCTTTGTTCCGTAGATATTAAATTTACAAGAAGGCTCGATCTTGTTTAAGTTTTGTGCGAACTTCCTATGGCCGGCCTTAAACATAGATAGATTTTTTGTATTCAGATTGAGCCTTCGGTATTTCATGTCTTCAATGATCTCAACTAATGAAACTAGATAATCATAGTTTTTAGGCCTTTTATAATTCTCGAAGACATGTTCACAAATTTGATTTTTAATGTGACAGAATTCCATGAGAAATTTTCTAGGAACTAAGTCGAAAAAGCAATTATTATCGAGCGATACGCGGCTCGTTGCGAATGACTTAATGAATGCCTTAAATTTATCGCTAATGTCTCTCCAGCGAGGCTGTAGGGCCTCCGGGCACACCTCGTCCAGGGTCTTACCCCCACAGTACAGATTGGCGTATTCGATTTGGCGACCTTTTAGAAATCCCGAGTATGACCAAGTATGAGATAGGCCTGTTGGCAGCCTCTCACCGAAAACGAGGTCATCTAGATATAGGCCGATGCAATCTTTCTTGTCATCAAGTGTCTGAAAAAGCAAAAATAGTCCTGTGTTATTTATAAGATTTAACTATGTCTCTTATATATTCGTCGAATTCTTCAAAGGGGAGGGGATCTTGGGTCCTATATTTCTCCCTGCTTGCGAGATAATAATAAGATCCCTCTGTTGATGGAATGTCTTGGAATACTTTATTAATATAACTCAAAGATCGCCGAATGTCAACATATTTCTCATAATCTAACGATCTTTTTTTAATTTTGTCCAATTGGTCGCTATCAAAGTCAAGATTCTTTTCTTGATTTTTTAGATCAATATAAAATTTTAGCCAGTACCTGTCTGTGTATTTGTTGTCAAATTCTTCTTTTTTGTATTTTTGTCTAACGATCCTCTCTCTCTTTAGGCAACCACTAGCTTCTATGGTTTCTTTGATGAACGACGGAAAGCGGTTTCTGTAATCCCTGTATGATGAGAAGAATAAATTTTTTAATATTGTAAGATCTTGCAGATAGGCCCTCTGAAAGGCTTGATCAAAAAAGGAAAACAGGCCGTTCCAGCTGGGTTTTGCCGTGACGACTTCGGAGGCTAAATTGAACACGAGCCTCCACGGGGCGTTATAATCTACGAAAAACCCATATTTTTCGGCCATGCCAATATAATAGGGGAAAAGCGCGTGGTCAGCAAACTCCAGCTTATCGCTATTTTTTGAAAAATCTAAATCTGCTATTTCGATGCATAGGCCGCTATTTCTGATATTTGAACGGTAAATTAAACAAAAAGAAGAAAAATTCACGGCGCCCATTTGAGTCGACAAGATTAACAAATGTTCTCGAAAGATCTTTACGAAGCTTTCAAAATCTACAATCTCCTTTGCCTTCTTTTGGGCCTGGACATAGGCCCCGAAAGAGCCTTTCAAATAATTCTCAACCCACGAATTATAGGATACATTTATATCCTCGAATGCCTTGACTGCCTTCATGTCTGAAATATGAGGAATATCTGGCGGTATTTTTCCAGATGCAACGTCTATTGAAATTTCCTCTCTCATGGAATTAAACGCCGATGTCACGAAGGCAAGTGCGTGTTGATTTTCAGCGTCGTATATGGGCGCAAGGCCTAGCTTTTTTGGAGTTACAGCATAAAAATCCGTGTCAATTCTGCCGTATAAATAATTTTCAAATTTTTGGAAATTCCTAATCGGCATTAAGTGAGAATCGCCGGTAAAGGACGGAGTATCAGAATATGCTAACTCCCTGAAAAGCACGTTGCTATAGAAACTTCTGCGGCTGCCAGTTTTATTTGTGGCTTGAAGCGCTGTTTTTCTATTAAATTTTTTAATTCTTTTTTCGAAATCAGAGGCCATTTATTTCTCCTTTTACCTATTTTGGAACAGGAATGTCCACGGCGGCGCCGGTGGGCTTGCTTGAACAACCACCACCCGATTCAGATGCGGCGGCGGCGTTGGGTGTTTCTCCATCGCCGGAAAATTCAAAAAGGGCGCGGATTTTTGTCTCGTATTTACCACTCTCAACAAAGCTTTCCACTTTTGTTATAACGTGATATCCCCCCAGCCCTAGTTGGTTCGCCGGCGTGTTCGGATGAGAGGGATTTCCTAGGCCTGTGCCTAGACCAATTGGATTCACATAAATCATCTGGCCTGGCCAGAAGATGGTATTTCCAATCAAGGTCAAGTCGACATTATAAACTGCTGCAAGTTGAGCCAGGGGGTTTAGCGCGTCTTGCTGCATTCTCGCCTCGCGAAGGTAGGGCGCGTCTACTTTTGAAAAACTCACCTCTTTTACAAGACCCCGGTCGCGGCCAAGGAAAAGGTGAAAAATACCCTCAAGGGCGTCCCTCTCCTCTCTTGTCTCCGAGCTATCTATGGGGGGCCCAAGGCGCCTGTAGGCATTTGCGTCAATTAAATAAAATATGGAGACATGAAAAGAATTTTTTAAGGTTTGTTCATGCACCTGCGTGCGCTTAACTAGCGATTTTGGCCCTTTGGTTTCCCAATGACCAAAATTAAGATGAGCGGCGGGGAAAAAGTCGCCGACATCCGGAAATATCCTGATAAGTTCCAGCGGGTTGAGGCCCAGGTGATTTCTTGCAATTGCGGGAGGCAGGTTCCCCTGGATGCTTGGAAGGTTTGTGGAAGTTGTTTTAAGTATCAAATTCGGAATTTCATAATAAGCACCATCATACGACTGTCTCCACGCTTTGCGGAATTTTGCGCTGTCAAAGCATTTTTTATTTAGAAACGGGACTACGACATCTTGTAAAAAATCTATTAAAAAAAGATGAAGTGGATATTTCTGGAGTGCTGGGTCGACAACCCTCTTAATATACCACTGATTGAATATCTCTAAGGAAATAGGGACCGAAGCTAGGTTAACGTATGAAGACTCTTCGGAGGCCTTTATCGTCAGTGGGTGCGCGGGGTCGCCCGACTGAACGATCTCGGCATCATGGAGTTTTTTTTGTTCCTCAATGGTGCGCTTGCCATCAGCTGATCCGGCCGGTATTCTTACCTCTTTTCTTGTCTTTGTCATAATAAAGTCACCAAAGAGAAAAACTAAGTTTCTAAGTTCTATGCCGCTAATAAGACTAAGCTGCTGACTCTGATTGGCAGGGTCGCGAGCATTTTTCGCGAATTTAACAACGGTATTTATTAAATCTCCAAAATAAAACCACGGGATATACATTGCTTCCGGGTCGTTGGGATCCACAATAAACCCCATATCAGCCAAGTCATCGGGAGTTTCATCCGGAGTCTCATCTGAGGTTGGTGTTCCGCCTTCCTCTTCCTTCTTTTTCCGCCTTTCTTCGGCTTTTGTTGCCGGGTGATTATCCGGATATGTGTCTACTAGTCTTTTTTCGAGCGAAGTCTTCAAACCGTCCTTCAGATTGTCACGGGTTGCTTTTATGCTTTTTAGAACGTCCTTCTTGCTAATTCTCAGCGCGTCTGCGGGGCCTTTGGATTCGAAATTTGCTCTACCCTCCATTTCTTTGCCGGCGATGGCCTTCCTGAGATCTTCTATACTTTTAATCTTTGTAAAATATATCTTATCCTGCAATTCGTTTATTATAGCCGAAGAGAGGTTATCTCTTGAAGTTTCTGTAATCTCTACAATTCTGCTGCGGGCCGTATCTTGAGCCGATTCTGATCCGCAAGTTTTCTTTAGATTCTCAATTTGGGCTAGGGCTTCATTGACCTTCTCTTTTATCTTCGGGGTTGATAAAATATCGAGCCTCGGGTCGGAAGTCAGTGCCTCCATCCTAGCTCGGTAGGTGATTGTTAGCTCAAATGTGCCCTCCTGAGTAAAAGAAAATTCATGGTCAATAAGCGTTAGAAAAAGCGACATCTGTTGAGTTGCTATCGATCGTGGGAGATTCCTTGTAGTGTGTTCCAGTTTATTATTTGGGGCCCAACCAACAACTGCCTTAACTTCGTAAAACCTCGGATCATAGACGTTTTTATCCGATATTGCTTTTTTCTCTTCTTTGGGGGAGCTTAGGGCGAGGTCGTCTTTACCATCGCCTGCCGAACGCTCTACGCGTCCAGCGAGAATTTTCTTTTTCTTTTTGGATTTTTTAGGCTCTTTCGGCGCAGGGGTCTTTTTTGACGGGGGCCTCAATAATAAATCCTCATATTTAAAAGAGTGAGTTTTTCCGCTTATTGTATCATAGCCCGTATGGGCAGCGAGCAGATCATCAAAACTCTGAAAATACAATACTAATTTTGCTGTTATATCGTTTCTTACTGTTGCTGGGTTTGTTCCATTCATTTGCCAGTCGAAACTCTTTATTCCTACGCCACTTCTGGAGTGGAAGGGGGAGTCGCCCGTGCCGCCATCAAAATAAAGCTCGACATCCTTATCTATTTTATTTGTTTCTTCGTTGAAATATGTCTTATAGAGGCGAATCATCGGAGTTAATTGTGAGGCCTCGTGTGTTTTAATGTCCATAAAAGAATTTGAATAAGGGTCATAAGTCATCTTGTTGATGGAGGTACCGTGCGAGGCATATGCCAAATAGACAGACTCATCGTACCTCTTCGCGAACACGACCGGGTGTTCTTTTATAGCGTCTTTGGCAATGTGGAAGACTTCGTTCGGCTGGTGATTGGCCGTGAACGAGCCGATGTTTAGTCTTAAAATACATTGCGTAGATTCTCGGAGTTGGGAATTCCAGAATTCGTCATCTTTGTTTGCGAGGGCCGTTTGTTGCATAAAATCATCGGCGCTTAACTCGGTGCCGTGTCTCAACTTTCTCACGGCCGCGTCATAGGCCATGGCTGCAAGCAGAGATGCCTCGTCGTTTCCTGTTGGGCGGTCGCCCAATTTCTCGATGGCGGCTTCAATGGCCGCTTCCTCGTTTTTCCGGGCGCTATCCGTGTTTTGATAAATATATAAAAGAACACCCTTGAAACTAACGACTAGTGGCGCCTCTTGTGGCTTGATAAAAGCATATCTGCTGCTCCAGCCAGACGAAGTCCAAGCCTTGGAAACCTGCGGATCTAAATATGCCGGGAGATATTCTGGAGGGAGATTGATTATCGCACCAAGAAGATAGAAAAGGGCCTTCATGAAGTGACCATCTTGGGATTTGTCTTTTTCAACCACCCATTGATCAAGATTTGCGCGCAGATCCGCGATTCTTTCTGCCCGGGGAGGGTCGTCGGTGATACCGGCGATCACATTGCTGATAAATTTGAGTGATGGAATTTTATCGCCATCCCATTCCTTACCAATAAACTGACTAAAGTAGCTATTATACGAGGCTACATTATAATTTTTAGGCTTTCCGCTCGAATCTGGGGCTTTTGCTATTTTGCTCCAAGCTGGAATTTGCAGCGCCTCGTCTTCCTGAAGAGGGCCTGCTAGAGTAGCCCACTTCGAAGCACCTGGTTCGATTGCCTTTTCGAGGAATGATTGCTCGTTGGGAGAAAACTTTCCAAACGGTTTATTTTCCTCGTATTTGTTCTCACTGTACCAGTGAGATAAGTAAAATGTAGATCTGTCATTGGCCATCAGGGCCTCCCTTTAATAATTAGAATTTGTTGAAATAAGTCAACACCCTTTCATATGAAATTGGGACCATGATCGTGTCCCCAAGATTGATGTGGCTATCCGTTGGAGTCTGATTAAACCAGGCAATCAGGTACCACAGTTTTGCGTCTCCGTAATATTGGTGTGCAAGCTTATATAGCCTATCTCCGCGCTTCCAGATATAAGAATCGAAGTCAATTGACTGTCTCCTTTCTAGAGTTAACTCTGGAAATGTGGGTGTAATATACTGCGTGATTTTCTTAATATTTCTCTTCTCTATCAGTTCTTGATAAATTTCTTCAGCCGTACCTGCTTCCGGGTTATTTATTCTTTCTTGCCTTCCTGTATATCTAGACATCTTCTTTTTCCTTTATCCTGGCACTTCAGATGTGCCTTGGCCCCTTGAAATTTTCTGGCTTGTATCAGTCGGAGCGTTGCTTGGACTTTTACTGGACGTGGATTTAGTAGAGTCGGATGTGTCGGCCCCTATATCGCTTGCGGCGGACTGGGTAGCCTTTGCAGCGGTGGCCGATGAGCGCGCGCTTTTGGCTGCGATCTGTCTGGCTGCGGATGCGAGATCAGACTGTATTTCGTATTCTAGGACGTCAAGTGTCTTTTTGGCAACATGGGGTGGAAGATTGGGAAAACTCCCCAAATCAGATGGCCATTTGGCGCTTGCGTCCCACCCAATTGTGTCTTTATGTAACACTGTCATTGTGCAGGAGAATCTCAAAAGCTTTGGCATCAACTCTTCATACTCGTTGCCGTCCTGTGCTTTATCGTGATCATGATCAAAAACGCCGGCTTCAAGATCTGGAGAGAAAGATACCCCGGATAAAGTAACATACAGGCCATCTCCGTCGGGGGATTTTATAAAATTTCTAAATTTAACTTTAATGATTGGGGATTTATTAATTGTTGTGACGTTTTGGGACCTTAGATAACCCGGATATAACATTCTAATTAATTCAGCTGCGGCGCGCATGTTGTGGCGCCCTTCCGCAGCGGAACCAGCAGGGCAGTCCCAGCCTAAACTTATAGTTCTTGTTGTATTCCTAAATGTCTGAATTGGATCATTTCGGCCGTAGACCTGCTCACTGTTCCACTCACTTTGATATTCATCAGTAAATTCTGTCAAAAATGCTTTAAATTTTACACTTTCGCCACTAATCACAGACGTAAACTGTATAAAATTGTCCCACTCATTTGCATAAGTATTTGACGCGTCTGAGAATGTAGTTAGGCCCTCTGAGCGTCCCTGAATTCTTCCGTTTGATCCGAAAGGTCTGTTTTTTACTATTTCTTGTTTTTTATCGTCTGACATATAAAAGTTCCATTATGCTATTGAGGGTGTTCCACTGTTTGTATTGAGCGGCTTAGCGGCGGCTTCTTGTACATCCGCCGTGAAGTATCTTTTAAATAGTGGGTCACACTTAATTTCTACAACCACTTTTTGTGTGGCCGGGGATTGACTTGCGGCGGTCGATGTTGAGCCTGCACCATGGGCTTTGTCGACCACGGCCTTTCCTGTCCCAACGAGGGCTGCTCCCGGAATGAGAGCGAGGGCGGTAAGCGGGTTTAATAACATTGCTCCGGAAGTCAACATTGCTCCCGCGCCTATCATTCCCATGCCCGCTCCAATTTTAAGAATATTGTCGGCTGTTTCGGAAGTAACTTCATTCATTCTTTGGAACAAATTAGCCATGCTTGCAATTTTTTCGCTGTCGATAGAATAAAGTGCTAAGCCAACGAGGCTGATTGCACCAGCCAGAATTATCATAGCGTAACTTCCCATCGCTGCCACGGTTAGGGCCCCTATGAGGCTCCACAGCCCAACAACAGCTAGACCCATCTTTTCTGGAGTCAAAACATTAAGAAATCCCGTCAGAGAATTAACCAGAAGACTCACCCCAAAGCCGGCCATCAGGGCAGCAAATCCCACAGCTAAAATAACTCCAACGGCGCCGGCGACGAGGGCGGCTTGCGGGCCTGCAATGAGGGCACTAACAGAACCTATCATTGTGGCCATTGCAAAACCAAAGGCGACGATGGCGACGGAGGATGCAAGGATTTGCCCTGCGTTCATTTTTGCGAACTCTGCGACAAGGAAAGAAATACCATATGCTGCCATCGCGATGGAGGCGCCCAATGCTAGGAGTACGAGGCTTAGAGTAAGGAGGCCTGATTTTCCGTCTTTAGCTGCCTTCGAGACATTCTTTATGCCCTTGGCGATGGATTTTGAAGATTTCTCCACTGCTTTGCCACCTTTTTTTGCGGCCGGCGTGAAGAGGCCGAAAGCTGTGGCGACTCCCTTTATGGCGGCGCCGAGGGGACCGAAGAAGAAGCCTGTCACTTTTAAAAGCGGTGCCAGAGCTAAAAGCACGAGAATCGATTTTTGAGCGAGGGGATTGAGTTCTTGCCACCATTGGGCCACGCCTTTAAGGAGCGGGATTATCCACTGCATTTGAAGTGCGAATGTTCGCATCAACTGGTTCATTTCGTCTTGAAAATTATTAAATTCTTTTGACTGGGCTGCTAATTCCTGGATTTCTGCTGAAGACATATTCGCTTCCGTAGCCATTCCGTCGAAATTACCAGCCATTACTAGCGCCAACTCGTTGACGTCTGCCAAGCCGGCTGCGGAGGCGATTGCTTTTCTTTCGTAATAGGACATTTGATCAAAGCTTTTTCCTGAATCTCTCAAGCCATCGCTTAATTTCTTCATTCTTTCTGTCGGATCTGTCTCCATTACCATTTCCATAGAATTTAAGAATGGACCTCCGAGGAGGGCGTTTAGCTTTCCTACAGATTCTGCTGCTCCCTCAAATGTATCGAATTGTTCTGTAATATTTAGTAATTGCTCGACTTCCATGTTGGCGTTTCGGGCGGCGATTGATAATTTCTTGAATGTCTTTCCTGCCTGTTTTCCGAAAGCTGCGAGCTTAGGGCCGGCGGACTTAAATTGATCTGCCATTTCAGCAGGAGGCATGCCCACCTCTTGAGCTAGTGAAAACAGTTCTCTCTGATATTTGGTGGACTCTGTGACACCCATGCCCAGAGTGGCTGTCATGAATTGTATATTGCCAGTTGTAGTGTCGGCCGAGACTCCAAATTTATCCAAGAGCGCTGTCGTGTCCGCAATATCAGCGCGGTTGACTTTGGAAATTTTGTTGAGGCCTTTTATATTTTTAACCATAGACGTCATTGATTCGTTGGCTATGTCCATAGATACGCCGTGTTTATTCATGCGATCTTCGAGAGAAACAAGCTCGGAGCCATATATTTTCGTGGCGCCGGTTTGTTGATTAAAAGAAACCAGAGCGTCATCTTGTGCTTTTGCTAAAGACCACGTCGCTTGAGCGAATTTCAAGGACATGCCATATGCAAAGTTTTGTGCGGAGAATACTTCGCCGAACTTGTTTTTCAGGGCTGAAAGACCCTCTTCTTGCTTGAGCATTGCGGCGACAGAGCCAAGCATAGAATCTTCGAATTTCTTATTTAGGCCGATCATGCCGCCTAGATCTTCTGCTATCTTTTCGCCGGCTTTAATTGAATCTTTCTTGACCTTATTTAGCTCTTTTTGGGCGATGATTTGTTCTCGGAGTTGCTTGAGTTTTTCGTCCGAGTGCGGCTCCTCAAGCTTCATTATCCTAAGCTTTTCTTGCATTAAGGCGATTTGGTCATCTAATTTATCGCCTAGATCATCATAGGACTGTGCAAGGCGTTCGTTGATGTCAGCTTCTCGCTCTCTGGCGTCGGCTAGCCTTTTCGCGTTTAATTCTGCGTTTTTTTCTTCATCACCTGCCATTAATTAAAAATCCCTATTTAAACGGCCACTTAATGCCCGTCTTTTTTTCGAAAGCATCTGTGGCCTTCTTAAGTCGTGATTTCTGCTTATATGTTTTGGCATCATTTAAACCATATTGCTTTGCTGTCTCGATGTATTTCTTTTCATTTCCGACTGCTTTCGCAAACGCCTTGATGTCTCCCGACTTACCACGAATTCCTCCGGCGATGTGCGGAATACCAAACATGTGCTTAATGATATTTTCAACCCAAAAACCCATCATTCTCAAAAAACTTTCGTTCAATTGATCATTCTTTTTTAATTCTTCGAGATCAATTATGACCTCAACAATTTCGCCTTCATTTAGAGATTCCATATATAAACCCTCACTACACTAAATAGTAGTTATAATAAAAAGAAGCCGGGTTTACCGGCTTCTTGTACTTTTACCCGTCGAGCGTGATTTCTTTGCTGATCTTTCAGCAGCTTCATTTTCTTTTTCCATCTGCTTAATCAATTTTTCCAAAAACCAACGTCTAATTGTAATTGGCAAGTTATAGGCTTCCGTAAAAGACCAGCCGCCATAATATTTTAAAACAAAAAATTCTTCGTATACATTCTCGATGTATTTATCACTTAGGCCAAAAAAAGTCCGTAGTAAACGGCACCTCCATTTGATCCGTTTCGTAGTCACAACTTTCGCAAGTGAAACTTTGAGCTAAATCAACGTTGGGTACGATTTTTTCATAGGCCTCTCTAAGATATCTGGCGTCTCTTGCCGGCATATTATCAATAAAAGATTTTATTGTTACGTTGTCGATTCTTTCATTCACTGACACAATCATTAAATTAAGTTGGTCTGTTAACGAAGATTCTGGTAGATTTCTCTTTTTCTTTTCTGCCGATGATTGTAGTAGGTATTTTTCGTCTTTTCCTGTGAAAAGCCTCACCTCTACATTCACTTTTGTTGCTGGAGTTTTTATAATAAATGTCCCTCCAGACTTTTCGGAGATCTCATATTCTTCGAAATCAGTGCCCGAATTGATATTTCCAGACTCCAAATCAAAGGAGAACTTATTGGTTGTGGCGCAGACTGGGCATGTTACCTGGGTATCATAGCTTGGGCCGTAGCCAGTTACTCTGGCGCCAATAAGAATTGCATTTTTATCCCCCACATATAGGGAATCTAAATTGATTCTTTTATCTACAAGGATATTCTGCAAGAACCTATCAAGAGCTATGCCCTTCTTAAGGAGCGCCCTTGATGTCAAAATATCTTCATCTTTCGCCGTCATATGACGAATTTCCACCACACTTTCGTTGTGCAATGGATGATCTTCTGAATAATAGCGGCCTTCTGTTGGAAGTTCGACAAATTCTGTTGGTGTCGAAAAATCAAGAGGGGCCATGTTTGGCGGAAGGGATGAATCCTCCGCCTTATTTTTACTTTCGGCGCCTCCGGTGCGCCGAGAATTATTTCTAGCCAAATATCACCTCACATTTCATTTTAGCTACTGCCGGGATTAAAGAAAGTATTGCCATCAACGTCTTTTCCATCAGGACGCTTTGCTCCAGTTTCGGAGGAAAGCTGGGTTTCGATTATCGCCCAGTCATAACGGATTGTTAAAGTAATCTCTGTCATATCATCACTTGAATAATCCAGATCTCCATATGTAACGCCTGTAATAAACGGGTTCCACAGGGTCCAGGTTTCAAGCGCGTTTCCAACAGAATCGATCTGAGAGATAACTACTGATCCCATTGCTGCGACTGATGCCTGCTTTGAAATGGTTGTTGTATCTGTCACGTCTTTGGGGGGATTGTATCCGCCTGCTCTGATGATTGCGGCTGTATTAATTGCTGCATCTGGACTAACTGGGTCAACCAAGGTGACTGTCACGTCTGCCCACTCAGCTCGGCCTGGATAATAGAACTTATGGTTCAAAAAATTGTGTTCAACTGTTGAGATTGAAATTTCTGGCTTTTTACAGGTTTTGGCGTACCAAGTTGCCCCGTTAGGCATTCTACCTATATCAACCAAAAATCTATATGCTCTTTTCGGATCTTCAAATTGTGCATCTGTCCAAAACGCCATTTAACTAATTCTCCCTTTTGTCAAGTCTTGTACTTCTAAATAGTATTTAAAAAGTTTATTCGTCCGTTTAATCATCAAAAGATGCTCCCGTTCTGGTGATTACAAAATCAACTGCGATAAACTCGATTGCTCTAGCCGGCTTGAGGAAGATTTTAGCATACATAATGTTTTGATCTACCAAGTCTGGCGTTGTGGTGGTGTCGTCTAAGATAACCCTCCATTCGCTCAATCCCAAACGAGACTGAACGCTGGCTAAAAATGGCCTAACTTCTCCCAAGAACCTATTCCAAGTTACTTGGACATTTTGATCAAACAAAATTCCTGAAGAAATTCTTGAGACCTGTTTCTTAATGTAGATCAGTAGTCGACGAACATTAATTCGGTCGAGCGCGGAGCGAGTAACTTGAAGCGTTTTTTGTCCGAATACGACCAGGCCTTCCGATGGGAAAGAGGCGATTGGATTAATATTTGCTTCATATAGTTTATCTCTATCTTTAGAGGTAAGTCTCTTAGTGATGTTGGTTACTGGCCATCCGGCTGAACCGTCTGTTAAGCCACCGCGATTGAATCCTGCGGGTGCAAACCAAACCTCTGATTTAGCCTGCGAAGAGGCCAGAGTACCCAGAGCAACTACAGATGGAGGAGCCCATAACAAGTTGTTGGAGATGGTGTCTAGCAGCTGAACCCATGGGTAGTAGGTGCATGCGTAAGAGGAGTTGATCCCCCTGTCTCTCAGGCCGTCGACACATTCAGAAATTGTGAATTGGTTTCTTTGTTCGAATGTGTTAGTCGAGTCGGTGAACGGAGTGTATACATCCGGCAAATCGATGATGGCGAGTGCATCACCTCTGTCCTCGCATGTATCTATCACATGTTGAGTTAAAGTTGAATTGGTCACACCTGGGATCGTCACGATATTGCATTCGACGAATTCTGGATCCTTTATTGTGTCCACAGCTCTCTTGATGGAGTTATAAGCATAGTTTGCAGTATCTAAGTCGCCGCCAGCGCTGAGAATTCCATTTCTAAACGGCTCTGCCTCTGTAATGTCGAGACCATCAAAGCCACCATAAAGAGGTGCTACAATTTTGTCGTAGCCGGCGCTCAAGATTGACTGCCAAGATCCCTGGGCCGTGGCCGAGTTGCCATTCTTCCTCGCATCCTGCTTCCAGAATGATGTGGCCGAGCCACTAGTTACGACGTCGTCAAGAGTTACGGTCCAGCTATATTCCACCAAGTCATCGCTGATGCCCGCCAAGGTATCTTCGGAGGTTACCCCATCGGGGCGTCTCCAGAGGTAATCCCCCCAAGAAGAATCTTTTCTGGATGAATTTCTGGAAATTGTTGACATTGGCCCGAAGCACGCATCAGTTGGATCGGCGAGGCCGCCGTCAGAGGCAGAAAGTCTCAAAAGTTGTTTTGGAAAGTCAAGCTGCAATCCGGTAACTGTACAGGTACCGTCGCCCAACCAAATTCCGTCGGCTGGACAAATCTCTCCGGCTGGCGCTGTGGCACCCGGTGTCGAACCAGAGGCCAACACAAAGGCGTTAGCTGGGATTGCACCAGATTTGGTGTAATTGATTGTTTTAAATCTGAGAGGACCAGTGACACCGAAAGGAAGCATTTTTGGATTAAGACCTGAAACATCTGGATTCATGTCCACTCTAATATACTTTGACTTGTTAGCGTATTGGCCGTATTGTCTCAGTACTCTCTGTGTATAATCAAAGCTATAATAGGTATCTCCGATGACTCTTCCTATGAAGTTTTCAGAGGCGGGGTTTAGGTTTACGTTTGTCCACCTTTCCACTATCTGTATAACATTATCTCTATCGGAGGCTGCTCTAACTACAATACTAAAAGAGCCATATGGGTCCGACTTGTTTGTAGATGCCTTTATATCCTGAACTGCAATCTTAAGATTGTTCTGGATCCATCGTCCGCCGTCTAGCGAAACGAACCGGAATAATTTTGTCATGGCTGAAGGATCAAAGGCTGCGAAGTCGTTCGATAAATCTTGAGAAAAGAAATAACCGGTTTTGGCTGTCTGAAAGTCGATGCCCTTGTAATCGTCTCTATCTAGGGAACCTGATGCCAAGGGGAGCAAGACTGCTCGGGATGACCTATCAAGGCCGCCGAGAGCTTCTTCAACATCTGTCTCGAAAGACTCTCCGAGCCAATATAGGTTTTCTCCGTTTTTAAGGGTCGTTGGGTTGACGAATGCATCGTTGGTTAATTGTGGATTTGTATTCAGAACACTCCGAATATTCAAATCACTGTCTCTATCAAAATTAAATGCAGTTGAAAGCGTGGGGCTTCCACCTGGGGTGGTTGCCCCAGTTGTGCTCGCGATTGCGAAACCTAGTCCCGCAACAGCATCGCCTCCCGTAATATCAATTATTGATGACGTTCCGTCTTTGGAAAGCGTTGTAAGGACAAGGTCTGGATCTGCATTTTGTGTTACAGTTAAGCCAGCGATTGCTGCCTCGATGACCGCTTTTGCCTCTGCAAAAGTTACCTGTGCATTGTTGGCAACGTTTCCTGCGCCGTTTGCAACACCAATCGAGATTCCGGTGTCTGTCAATGTGCCGGCGGTGCCGGCCGTTACGTTAACTTCCGATGAAGATCCGGCAGAATCTGAACGAATATCAACCGCGCCGGCGTTAAGAAGGGCGCCGCCTCCAGTTAAAGTGGCATTAATTTTATCAGCCACCAAGAGGGCGCTGTTTTCTGAGCCGTCAAAGGTGATGATCTGGCCGGCGCCATTATCTATTTCTATCGTAATCGTTCCGGCGGATCCGAGGAATGCGCCGGCGCCGCCGGCTTTGACTGCTTGAGTGGCTGTCGTAAAGGTCGCTGTTGCAGGTGCGCCGCTGTCGACCTCGATGGTAATATCGTTGGCTCCAGCAGATGCGTCCCAACCCGGCGCGCCGGCAGTGGTACCCTCGACCGAGGCGGCCGTGGTCGTGGATTGATCCTGCGTATTAAAAATGTTTAACTTAAATTGTGAATTTGCGCCTTCGGATTCAATTGCGGCACTGTTGCCTACAAAAGACGCCTCGCCGCCTGAAATGGTCTTGAGTACTTCGCCACCTAGAGCAATGGAGCCCGAGTTTACATATATAACGGCACCAAGAGTACCTGTCGCGTTTATGGCTGCTGAAGAACTTGGGAATACAAAGATTCCATATGCTCCACCTGCCGTAGACGGAGAGCGAGTTGCATCAGTTCTCCATCCGGAGAGGGCGATACCAGCTCCGTCATTCTCAGGGTTGTCCTCTCCTAAGAGGCGTACCATCGTAATTGGGCCGACATCGGCCTTCAAATAGGCCATGGCGGCGTAAGCTGCATATGTTGGTGCTGTGAGATTTCCATCTCTCCAAACATCCCCAGATGGTCCTTCGCCGGGAATGGGATTTCCAAACACCTGAACGAATTCTGAAGGAGAGCTTACAGAGACTGGGCGCATGGTGGGGCCCATTCTAGTCCTTCCGATAACAACTGGGCCAACTGCCTGCTTGATCGCAGGGAGTTGTGAATTGTCGACTTCACTCAGAAAAATACCCGGTGAAACAAATTTAAATTTCTTAACTGACATCTAAGAGATCTCCTTCTAATGACACAAATTAGATTACTTTATCACATTATAAATAGTTTGCGAAAACACGAAAGTCTCAATAATTATTGATTTGACTAGTTCTTCTTTTTGAAAAATCCAGAGCGGCCCGTAGCGTCTGGAAGAATATACTCATATTCTGCTTCGGCCGGGACGCCATATAGTTCTCGGAGGGATTCTTTTTTCCTAGTTAAGGCTTCAGAAGTTTTATCAAGCGCAATGAAGATTTTTTTCTCTGTCAATTTTGTCTTATAAAGAAATACCCTTAGATCGTCATGTATTTTTCCTATATGATCATCAAGATTTTTGGTTGTGGCAGCGTCTTTCCAAGGTACTTCGACTACATCGGGTAGCGGCTTTTCTTCTTTGGGAACTTCTATTACGGTCTCTTCTAACTCTTCTTCCGGCGCTTCTATTTGGGGGCCCTCTTTTGAAAATAATCTAGCCAACTTTTTGAACATAGCATTTCTCCTCCGGTTCAAAACTAAATAGTATAAAAAAAAAGACCCTCCCACTTTTTGTGGGAGGGTCAGATAATAAATTATAAACTTATATATCTTTTAGTTTGAATTACGATTGCAAATCGTATGCTTTAATGCCAAACAGGCTAATAACGTCGCCTTCTGCGAGGGCGATGTTCGTAGTGAAGCCATAGATGAGGCCGCCAGCGTCAGCCAACCAACTGATTTCGGTGTATGGATTCATAACCAGACCGTTAAGAGTGGCATGAATTATTTCACTCATTGGATCTAGGCCTGCGCCAGCGACGAAGTTGTACGACACTCCAATGGCCACATCGGATGGGAGAGGGGGCATGAAGGCCACCTGGAACCTATCGTGAAGTGCAACAAGGTCAGCCTTCATATTTGTAACGTCTAGGTCATTCGATGTTTCATAATCTGAAAGATCAGTAGCTACGTCGAGGACGGCTTGGTTGTTGGAAATGACATAAGCGTCATATTCAGCTTCAAGTGCAGCGCGTAAACCAATTTCAGCAGCCAGAGCAGCGTCATTGGAGACTTCATAGGCAGCTTCTTTCGCTTCTTGAGTGTCAAGGGCGGCTTGAATTCCAACTTCGGCAGCGGAGGCGCGAGCGGTTTCAGCAGCCAGAGCTGCGTCATTGGAGACTTCATAGGCAGCTTCTTTCGCTTCTTGAGTGTCAAGAGCGGCTTGAAGGCCAGCGTCACCGGCGGCGAACTCAGAGCGAACTGCGTTACGGTCGATCAATGCAAGAGCTTCTTGAGTAGCGATGTCACCATCAATCTCGGCAGAAATCACACCATGAAGTGCAGTATCAGCAGCAGCGAAGTCAATGCGGATTGAAGAATCTTCAGCGTCGAGGAGACCCATCTTGGTGCTATAAGCACTCTTATGGCTGGTCAATTCAGTCTGAATAGCCTGCTCTCTGATAACTGATGCTGAGAAAGCTGAGACGTCAGCAGCAGCGAAGTCAATGCGGATTGAAGAATCTTCAGCGTCGAGGAGACCCATCTTGGTGCCATAAGCTGTGAGATGTGTCGCGAGTGCCGCTTCGTCAGCAGCGTTTGCGCCTTGAATAGATACGATATCAGAAATAATATCACTATCAGCCAACTCATAAGCAGCAACCAATTCTACCAACTGATCAAGGTCAACATCCGAACCTGAAAGAAGGGCATCAATGCGACCCCTTTCGACTCCGACAGCAGCGTCATTGGAGACTTCATAGGCAGCTTCTTTCGCTTCTTGAGTGTCAAGAGCGGCTTGAAGGCCAGCTTCGACTCCCATTGCACGAGCAATTTCAGTTGCCATTGCAGCGTCTGCGACAACTTTAGCGTCAACGACTTCCTGGTCGTGAACGACCTTTGCGTCAGCGATTTCGGTGCGAATTAAAGCGCGGTCCGTGTCGCCATCAAGCTCATTTCCATCAACGTCAGTTTGAAGAGCGGCTAGGGCAGCGTCATTGGAGACTTCATAGGCAGCTTCTTTCGCTTCTTGAGTGTCAAGAGCGGCTTGAAGGCCAGCTTCGACTCCCATTGCACGAGTTTCTTCGGCAGCCAGAGCTGCGTCATTGGAGACTTCATATGCAGCTTCCTTCGCTTCTTGAGTGTCAAGGGCGGCTTGAAGGCCAGCTTCGACTCCCATTGCACGAGTTTCTTCGGCAGCCAGGGCAGCGTCGGCAATGACTTTTGCATCAACGATAGCTTGGTCTGCAAGAACTTTTGCAGCTGCGATGGAAGAGTCGCGATTTGACTCATTGAGAGTGCGAGCAGCGAGAGCAAATGCTCTTTCTGTAGCGTCACCGTCAGAGCGGTCTTGTTGCTCTTGAAGCATTTCACCGTCAGCGACGACTTTAGCAGCAGCAATTTCTGCGTCAGAAGTTGCTTTCGCAGCTGCGATTGCAGCGTCACGGGCTGTTTCGTTGGCAGTACGAGCAGCGAGAGCGAAAGCTCTTTCGTCTGCATCGCCTTGAGCGCGGTCAGATTGCTCTTTAGCCATTTCAGCGTCTGCGACAACTTTAGCGTCAACGATAGCTTGGTCTGCAAGAACTTTTGCAGCTGCGATGGAAGAGTCGCGATTTGACTCATTGAGAGTGCGAGCAGCGAGAGCAAATGCTCTTTCATCCGCATCGCCTTGAGCGCGGTTAGCAATTTCATTCGTGATTGAAGAAATAATGTCGGTATCAGCCAACTCATAAGCAGCAACCAATTCTACCAACTGATCAAGGTCAACAGTTGAGCCTGAAAGAAGGGCGTCAATGCGACCCCTTTCGACTCCGACAGCAGCGTCATTGGAGACTTCATAGGCAGCTTCTTTCGCTTCTTGAGTGTCAAGAGCGGCTTGAAGGCCGGTTTCGACTCCCATTGCACGAGCAATTTCAGCAGCCAGAGCAGCGTCATTGGAGACTTCATATGCAGCTTCTTTCGCTTCTTGAGCGTCAAGATCGATTTGAAGGCCTTCTTCGGCGTTCCTTGCACGAGCTTCTTCGGTGCCAATAAGAACTTCCATTTCCATAATATCAGTATCTAATTTTGCTTTGTTGACGATCATTGCGCCAACACCGGAGCCACGGACGCCATAATCGAGCGTGTCGAGACCGATGCCAATAAATTCAAGCGGCAAACCATCAACGGAGAGGGATCCCGGGGCTGCTCCAGCGGAAACAGCGAGGGATGGAGTTGCGAACTCGCCTGAGAGTTCAGCGTCATATTCATCATGCGATTGCATTCTCACCTGATCGTGATGAATTCTTGTGCGGACGACTGTGGCGCCGCCACCGCCGCCGTTACCGGCGCCGCTGTCAAAGGCTACAATTGCGACTGATGCGCTACCTACCACTGGCGCAAAGCCTGGATTCAAGTCGAAAGTCAGCTCAACAAGGTTGCCTGGACTTTCTGATTCTGCGTCTCCAAGTTCGGTTTCGAGCGTGGCGACTACCTGCGCAGTGAGGACGACTGTTTCTACAGGGAAATCGGTGCCATTGAGCGTGTATCCGAGGATTATGTCTGAGGCGCCGGGGCTAGACGGTGTCTGAAAAGAGCCATCGCCGTATTCGTCTGTGAAGCGGATTTTCATGCCATCGTCATCCATGGTTTCGTGGATAATCGCGCTGTCAAAGACAAAGCGCGCTACATCCCCCTGTACGAACGCGGGGGCTCCTGCATACGGCACGCCTGTGAGTGTTTCTAGAAGCACTCCGGCGCTGGAGTAGATTTCTACTTTGGGTTCGGACGGGTAGGCGTCAATTTGCATCCCGCCTAATTCTACATATAAATTTGTCATATTATTGTTTTCTCCTTGGGTTTCCCCATTGTTATTATATAATTCTATAACCTCATTTTCTGAAAGTGCTCGGTCATAGATAAGCACTTGATCTATATCGCCGTTCAACCACCCAGAAGGGTTGGTGGAGTTAGCGCTGTATGAACCAATTCTCACTGGAACATCTGAAAGGAAAGAACCTGTGATGTTTGTCAAGGTACCCTCCAGCTGGCCATCCACATAAAAATGAAGACTTGGGCCGCTCCTAACGTATGTTAACATGTGCCATTGACCGTCATTGATGACAGTTTCGGCATAAACAGCAGGTTGTGTTGCATCTGCACCCTGTTTGCTTCTCCAGCCGACTGTCACATTCCCGGCGGCTTGAATATTCGAGGCTAAATAGGATTTGGAGCTTCCGCCGTATGCTTCTCGCGCCATGTAAACCATGCCTTCTGTCGCCTCTGTTCTGACCCACATTGAAAATGAGGCATCTGAACCCCAGATGTCGCCCAAGCTTTGGTCTAAGAGGATTTCTCCGCTTGTGCCATTAAGTTGAGCGTATGATCTACCAGCGGCTGTCTCAAATGTTGCACCATTTACTGTTCCATCGTTCGATCCAATAGAATCAGTTGCATCAGTGTCAAGAACATATTTTGCAACCAATCCGTCTTCGAGATCCAGTGTGGAAGAATGAAGTTCTGTCACTTCGGAGGCACTTAGTGCCCTGTTCCAGATGTGTAAATCATCCATTAAGCCACGGACGTGAATGTTGGGGTATGTATCTGCACCAACTCTATATGGAGCACTGCTGTTCCAAGGAACATAAGTAAGGGCACCGGAATTATCCAATGTGCCGTCTAGATAGACAGCGACAGTAGAGCTATCCCATGTAACCGTGACCAAATTCCACTGTCCTGCAACAAGTGCATCAGTTGATGTAATTGATTGTACACTTGCCGAGTTACTGTTATAATGCCGAACTCTGACGTTGCCAGATGTCGGCAGAACATCGATCATGAACGACGGCATATCTGACCCGTGAACATGATCAGATATTAATGTTTGATAACTATCGAAATTATCAGGTTTCACCCAAACACTGAATGTGTATGGCCCGCTTGAGCCGATGTTGAGGCTTTCAGGGATTTGTGCATAGTCTCCATGAGCCGACAGGCGGAGCACATCGCGGTTGTTGGTGGTCTCAAAAGAAGCCCCACCGTGAGATGTACCATCGTTGGATCCAACTGAGTCAGTAACATCAGTGTCAAGAGCATATTTTGCAACAAGGCCGTCTGTTAGAGCTGGCGGAACATATGGTTCTGCTCCTGCTGCATGTAGAGTTGTGACTTCGGCATCTGAAAGCTGTCTATCCCAGATTCTTAAATCATCCATCGATCCGTCAAGATACTCACCATACTCCGCATAGACAGAACCGATTCTCATGCCGGATCCAGCACTAA